TCCACTGCAAAACGGTCAGTGGAGTTCTACAATTGAAATTCTTAGCTTCCCGCTCGAACTATTTCATCTGCTACGGCTTCTAGGGCCTTGAGACGATTTGCATTCAGCTGAGCTTTCTGCTCTTCGGTAAACTTCAACTTGGCCTCTCGCACAATAATACGGAGCACCAAACTGGCGATAACTGGCCCAAGGGCCTTTTCTAGCTGGTCAATCAAACGGGCAAGTAGTTCCTGAGTCATTTTTTACTCCTTCAAAAATGTTCTTAGCGACTGTCAAACTTTCGAAGTGCCTGCTCTAAAAGGTCTAGGAGAAGGTCTCGATAGTTTCCCTGCACATTCTGAAGAGCATCCTTGAACTTCAGGCCTGCTGCCTTGAAGTTTGCGATGGCAACATCAATCTGGGGCAGAGGAGCCTCAGACGACACGAGTGCGTTGACCTCTAGATAGGCTTCCCACACTGGAACAAAGGCCTTAGCAACTGCTTCACATGTTGAAGCAGGAATCTGGCCCGCGTCACATCGCACATTCTTCTCAGACTGGAAGCGAAGCAATGAGTTTACAGCAGCAGAGTCTGCACTCACGTAAATCTTGGCAGCTTTACCCGCACAGCTTACTGCCAACACACTAACTAGGACTATTACAAGAATCTTTCGCATTTTTACCTCAAAATTAAACCGGACCCATTTTCTGAGAGTGCTGAGTGTTTCCACGAGGCACTGCACCCGTTCCACCCGAGTTTCGGTTGGAATTCGTCATCGCCTGTCCTCCTCCAGCTGCTTCAGGAGGGATAGGTTGCCCATTTTCATCGAGCATGGGCGGTGGCATGAGAGCCATTTGAAGTTCTTGAAGGTGCATCATGACAATTTGCTCAATTTGAGGATTCATTATCATGGCTTCTCGCATTTTATCGGTATTTAACCACTTCACACGCTCTGCCCAGTGAATTTGAGGCTCCATCCACGGCCTCACTTGGAGAGGAGGCGGTCCCATCGGCTGCATCATCCACGATTCAAAGGTATCCTGCATCTGCAAGGCAGTTTGAACGTGAATATTAAGACTCGGAGCCAGATCCTGAAGGCCAAATTGCGTCAGCAGGGCATATCGTTGGTCTGGATCGCCTGGATTGATGAGTCCAAGCTGGTTTGCCTGCTCAATTGCAGCCCTTTTACCGAGGGCCGTCTTGGGCATGTTCGCCCCGTCCTCAATTTTGATGGTCATCTGACCTTGGAGGTCTGCATTCATGAAATGCTTGAACGCATAACTCTGATTTGGCCCCATAACCGTCATCACACGCTCATCTGGACCAAACTGGCGCTCCATTTCAACCGCAATTTCAAACCACCGACGATACTGCTCGCCTCTAGCCTGGAAAACTGAGGTAAATCGGCTCTGAGACCTCTCTACAAGGAGTTGCAAGGCCGAAAATGCCTCAACTCCAGCTGGTTTCTGGCCTTTGATGATGTCATAGGTGCCTGTGAGGTTCTCAATATCGTTGAGAAGCTGCTCACGGAGGATTTGAAGCGACTGTGGGACCTCTGCACCCTGAAGACGCTCTGGTTTTGCGTTGGCTCCACCCACTTGAAGTGGGTTCCACTTGAGAACAAAGCCCGGTTCACCACTGAATTCATCAATTCCAGCCCCTTCTGGGATGACCCAGATAGGATTCGCCATTCTCTGGACAATCAATTGAATGAGTGAGTCAAGCTGGTTGAGCTGATCCTGCTTCTGCACAACAGGAGAAATCGCTGACCTGCCCCACAACCGTCCACCCACATGTTCATATTGAGCGAATGAGAACGGAAAAATCACTTTTCCTTCAATATCCTTGAAGGGAATGGGTCCAGGAATGTTCTGATCGGGCTCGCGGAGAATCATTGGAGACTTATCTCCAATAATTCGAATCACCGCTCCCATCGGGAAGTCGTCAGTCGGCTTGATCCATGCTTCGTATTCAGTGACACCCTCGGAATTTGGGCTTCCAGAAGTCCCTAAACTGTGAAGAGAGGAACCTGTTCCTACGTCATTCGTGAGCGCAAGCGACTTGAATAGCTGCAGAGAACGGTCAGTTGGCCCTTTTTCCCATGTAATCTTATGGACAATTTCAGGGAAGTTGGCTTCAAAGTAACTCTTTTCTCTCCAACGAAGCCGCAAAAGATACGGAATTTCATCGAATCTAGTACAATGAGGGGGGAACGCGTATTCAAATGGACTCAGGGCGCTAGTCTTGCCTCGACCAAAGGAAATCTCTTCACCAATCGGGTTTCCGGCTTCGTCTACTGCAGGCTGGAATTCCTGTCCACCACACTGCGGGCATCTATTTCCACCATCAATGATGGACTTTGGGCTCGCGTGATACCCACACTGAACACATTGGTCGTGCTGAATGAAGCTACGGTTAAACCGCTTATCTCGATCCCAGGATACCTGAAGCATCGAAGATCCAGTTGTGATGAGCCAGAAGTCCGATTCCCGGATTCCCTGGCCCATCGCATGTTCCTCATGGATGAGCGGGGCCATCTGGTCCGCGACCTCTGCTGAGGAGATACTACTTGTAGCTGACCCAACAGGCTGAACTGTAACCGAAAGGTCAATCGAGCCAAACGTCGTTCGAATAGCCTGAACCGTTTCGGCCATCTTATTCGTAACGGGACGAGGAACCCACTTATGCAGACGCTTGTCCACCCACTCCCTTTTAGTTGGGTGATACATGATCCACTGACGACCCATTACATAGTAGAGGTCGCGGAGCCACTCTCGCTCCCAGATCCATCGACTCTCCAGACATTCCTTCTTGATTCGGTCAAAGACCTTCAAGACTGCAGTGTCGTCTTCAAAAATATTATAGGCAGATTCACCTTCAAGCCCTGCCCCCGCAAGATCGGGAGAGGCTCCGAGTGAACCTGTCTGAAGCCCCGACTCAAAACTTGGGGCGGGCGGCAGAGGAAAAGTTGCCATCGTTAATTAGCTGTTGGGATGCCGTAATGGGGGAGCCCTAATTTGGCTGCAACCTCATCACCAATGTCATCAAAGTTGAATTCTTCAATGGAGGGTGGTCGAACACGGTCCTTCTTGAGTTCTGGAACAGGAGTCTTGATACCATAGACCTTGTTCATGAGTTCAGCCCGTTCCATCTGAACCTGATTATACTGAATTCTCAGCCAATCCAGGTTGATTTTAGAAGAGGTCAGCTCACTCTGAAAGATGTCAAGCTTAGCCTTTAGAACTGCATTCTCTTCCCGAAGCGACTTCACCGAGTCGAGCGAGATATTCAACCAATCAACGACGCGTTGGGGCATCCACATTTTAAATTATTCCTATTTTGGCGGGTTAGGAGGGATTTGAACCCCCATCCCGCAGTTTTGGAGACTGGAATTCTACCAATTGAACTACTAACCCTTAAAGGGCTAGGTCCAGTAGAACCTGACGCCTTGAATTGTTGCTCCAACGGTCAGGCCAATTGCAGTGACAGAGCTATCCAGGGAAAGGGTTGTCGGATCCGTATTGTGAACCCTAACACCTGTGTCTCCAGTAATTCCCTTCACAATAATTGACGTCGCGTTTCCAGAGGGAGGAACAATTGTAACGGCGACTACCGTCACACCTGTTGATGTAGGAACCGAAACTGAGTTGAACCCTGATGCCAGAGATTGAATTGTAATCGCCCCCGGCGATGCTGTGTTTGCAGCGGCGTCAATGGTCTCAGTGCCATCAACGTCTCCGGTAAAAGTGATCACTGTAGATCGTGTTGCCTGAACTGCCATTCTTTAACTCCTAGTTCCAAAAGTCTCCGGTCACATCCAGCTTCTTGGGTGACGCTTCTCGACCTTCAACTCTCCGAACCCACTCAATTGTAGACCGAATTTCTGGGTCTAGGTGGGATAGGTCTCGACGTTTCTCGCCCTCAGGCGGCTTGAGTTGAGACGGTCTAGGCCATGTCATCAAGGCGTAGCGAAGACAGTCAGGAAGTTCGTCGTTGACCTTATAAACGCGTTCTTTCTTTGCCTGACCGTCGGGACTCTTATTCTCGTCCCACCGATACGCCTTCATCTGCTTAATGAGCTTGGGCACCCGAGATTCCACAAACCAAATCTGCTTGTTATTGATCCAGGTCTTGACCCTTTCAATCCCAGCAACCACATCGTTCTCTGCGGCCTTACAATAAATCCCGTGCTGGGCCAGCTCAATCATGCCCTGTCGCTCGTTCTTGTTACAGGCCCACTTCGCGGAAGAACCGCCAGCCAGGGTCTTCAACTCAAAGGCGTGTTCTTGGAAACTGCGATGCCTTTCGAGGTATTCGCCTATGGCAACAAGGCCAAACTCGGTCGAGACCAACTTAATCCCACCAAAGGGGTGATCCGCTCCGGTATCCAGGCCGATTAGGGTTTGACGCCATGAGTCGATGTCAGGCCATTCAGGAATGAGCTTCTTGACTTCAACGTCAGTTCGGGTGATGAGGTTGTCAAAATGAGGGTAGATGGCCCCAGTGAATGTGACGAAGCTGCCTTCGTATTCCTGAGCATACATCTCAGGAGACATCTCGGCCTTAGCTCTCTCTAAAAAGGCCCTACCTTCGGCGTCCTGGAATCTTGGGTTATCAGCCGTTTTGGCGAGGAGTGCCCAGTATCCTGGGAGGCCTTCCTCAGCTGGCCGATAGAGCTTCTCGTAAACCCAGTCGTAACTACGGGGGGACGTCGTAAAGAAGGCCATCCCGTGTCGGTCACCCAAAGAGGGTGAAATCACTTCCCAGTGCTTGTCTGTGAGTTCTGCGACTTCATCAATCCACAGCCAGTCGAGTCCCTGTCCTCGACCCTGATCCGGGCTTTCCAACGTCTGGAAATGGATAAGGGAGCCATTCTTGAGTCGGAGGTCTTTGAACTCCGAATTCCAGTCTGCCACCCAATCTCTGGGAATCAGCATCTGGAACGCCGGGATGATGTACCGATGGAGCTTCGGGATTGTGGGAGCACAGGCCCAACCCACCGTCCCCGGAATCAGGGCTTCTTCAACCGCTGCAATACTTCCGAACCTTGTTTTTCCGAATCGACGGCCCGCAATAACCGCTAATCTATCAAAGAGCCTGACACCTTTAATATTACACTCAAGACAGTTGGGATTTGGGGCTACGGGGTCGATGGAGAACTCTTTGAGGCAGGAAGGGCACCGACGGCGTCGGCGGGCCTTCAAGAACTCCATCTGGTCTGGCTGATAGGTAATCGGTGGATTTTCTAGTTCGAGCCATTCAGCCATCGTTTACCAGGGTTCTGCGACGTTTCCAGTTAACTTACTACCACCAGATCCGGTATAGGTAATCCAAGGAGAAAGCCAAGGAGAAGGCGGATACCACGGATAATATGGAACTGGAGGGCTGGGAGCTGCGTCTAGTCGACCACAGGTTGGACAGTATCCACACGACGGACAAACTCCATGATTTGAAAGCTCTTTAGGAGGAAAGTCACCCACGTAAATGGTCGAATCTGTCATAACTCCAGTTCCGCCACTTGTGGTCGTTATTGTTGGGGGGTCCGGCGTAGGATTGACCTGATACATTACTTCTTACCTTTTAGAGCGGCTTTCTTCAGACCTTCTAACGGCTTGTCACCATATTTCTTGGACCATTTTTCAGCAATTTCGGGGTGCTTGGCCCACATAAACCGACGCTGCTTTTCAGACCGGAATGGCATGATTTTTGCCTTATGGTATGGGGTTCGCGCTTTTTGCGAACCCCAGCCTTATTCGCCCGGTAGCTTGGTACGTCCTGAGATGATCTCAGCTTCTAGAGCCGCAGGTTTTGGCATTCCTGATATCATCCCTCGACCCACTTGAGTCATATCGCCGCTTTCAGGCAACTGAATCTGGAGTCCCAAAATGGCAATTTTGGTTTCGGTAATCCCTTTAGACTCACGATATTGGGGGAAAACAACCCCTTTCGCGGCTTCAATTGTGACCGTTCGGTCGCCCTCGTCAAGGAAGTGGTTTAAGTTGTTGACAATTTTAGGGATAAGCTCGTGCTCGATACGGAGGAGAGGATCCTCCATTTTAAGCCAGCCTTCACGTCTAGCCTTGGTTAGACAGCTACTTAACGTGCCAGCTGAAATCCCGAGACGCCTACAAACCTCCGCGTTGGAGATTCCAGGTTCCTTGGCCCTCATGTAGATCCACTGGGCTATCCGGTCTCTGGCAGTACGGCCTGTTGCCACCATCGGCATCAGGGCGTCAACCTCTTCTGGGAGAGGGTCGGCGTCTAAAGGCTTGAGGAGCGCCGTTTCAATAGAAGTCTCGACTTCGGATGCCAGTCCGTCCCCTCCATCTCCAACTCTGAAAGCGAGGGCTTCCTTGGCCCTACGGCGTGCGCCCCGACATGGTCCACACTTACAGCTTGGGTTGTGGGATGTATAACCGGGGGACTTTGGCTTTCGAGGCGGGCGAGCTGGGCTTGGCAAAACGCCTCCAGCTCCTTCAGATGGTCGGTCATCACTCAAGTTATGTCTTTTCTCTTCATCGTTTTAACGATGATTTCGACTACTTTGGTAGTCGAGAGGAGTTCGGTTGTCGCTCCCTTGCGGGGCATTGTTTACCGAGCAATTTGCCAAGATTTCGATGAGGGGCCTTAAAGAAGGCAGAAATCGTGAGCGACGGTGGGTTTAATGATACGAAGCACATTATACTATGAAAAGGGGTGCATGTCAAGGAAAAAGTAGACCAAAGTAGTCTAGACCAGAAAATAGTGTAAAGTTGCACAGATTGACATTTAACGTCATTTGGCTTTACATAATTGCGTATGATTACCGTTTTCCGACATTTTCTATACCCTATATAGAGGGGGAATTTGTCGGAAAATCACGAAGAAGTGTGCAGATTCGAGTAGGTAAGGGTTTAAGGGACTCCTAAACGCTAAGTTGTTGAAAACAAAGGAGTTAGTCGGAGTCTCTGGATTTGAGAAATTTTTGCTTGCGAGGTCCCCCCGGCGACCCTGGAGTCCCATAAAGTCTGCGGGTGTCCCCCCATGTCATGTCGAGTCCGTTCGGCGCTGGTCCGCGTTGTCATATCCTGTCGCATACACGGTAAGTTCTACCAGCCGTGTAAGTTTGACACGCCCCCGCCGCGAGGAACTGGCCGCTCGTGTCCGTTCGAGGGCGCTGGTTGCACAGGGTTGCACGCTGGCACGGGCCGTGCGATGGGTCGGGACGGCTCACCATGCTCACAATCGCTATACAGTGCAATTCTGCACAAAGCGCGATTATGGGCTCCGGGCCAACACAAGGACAAACGACTATGGACGACATCACAAACGACCCAACTCTCACAACGGAGGACCTGACGCCCCTTTCCATTTTCGGCAAGGCGCATGACTTCAGCCTGACCGACGGTGGCAAACCCTACACTACCGCCGACGGCATGACCGGCCAGCGTATCGGCCGCGCCTATGTTCCACTCCGCTACCCGGACCACAATCTCGCCTCGGGGTTCTCAATTCCGTTCAGCATCAACCGGCTCGTGTCGGCTGACGGCTCGGCGTACGTCACAGTCAGTCTCCCCACAATTTGGGGCAGCATGACGGGCAAAGGCGGGAAGTCGGGCATTCATGCTTCCCCCGAACTGACCAAGGCTCTACGCGACAAGCTCTCGGGCGAAGCAGCCGTCTGGTATCGGTCCCTCGGTTCAGTCGTGCAGGCAGCACCGCCGACGGCGAAGTTCGAGCGTTCCGCGCCAGTCAAACTCTAACACTCGTCGTTCTCACCTGATGGGCCTAGCAGACTCTCCCCTGCTAGGCCCATCTGCTTTGTACAGAACCATGCCGGCCAGTCGCCCCGCGCCGCACCGCCCACCCTTGGAGCGCTCGACCGGGCCGCGTTGCGCTCCTGCATGGCCCCGCCAAGCGACGGCAAGGCACCGCCAAGCGACGGCGCCGGGCCGTCACGACTCAGGAGCGCTCGACCGGGCCGCGTCGCTTCCAAGCCCGCCAAGCCATCCGGGACACAAACCAAAACCCCTAACAGAGCAAATAGGAGAAAAACTATGAAACGCTTTTACATTAAGATATCTGGTTCCGCGTGGGATATACAGGCCAGTACGCCAAGTGAGGCTGAGAAGGCAATAAAGGATTACCTGTACTGCTACTGTTCAATGCACGTTCTAGAGATTGGCAAGGATGTAGACGAAAAGGGCTGGCCGATACAGAATCAAGTAGAACCCATCAAATAAGGAACCCGATCATCATGCCAATCCCTTGCATCGAATGTGATTACACATTCTCCGACTCTACCTTACACGGCAAGGTAGACTGTCCCGAATGTCTCACACACTACACATTAGGTGTGGACAAGGATGGAAAGCCTATCCTGAAGATCCGAACCACCATTGACCCTAACTCTAAGGTTAAGGTTAATGGGAACCAAAGAATCATGATCCCTGTAGGCAGGTTGAGTGAGGTTGAGCTTGAGAGTATTAAGCTCCCTACTCCCTCCTCTAAGGTTGATCACTCCGTCTGCTACTTCTGTCAGGTTCCTTTGGGTTATATGAATTCTGTGATAGGAACCTTGGGAGTAGATCATCCATCCACTACATGGTTAGAGAAGGAACGTTTTATATCCTTCTATAACCGTGAAACTGGAGTTTATCAACAGGTTCCTGAACCTTACAAGATCCCTATTCAACACCCTGTTTCTACCTGTTACGCTCATGTTTCCATGTTAGACGCTGTTATCCCTCATAAAGAAACAATGGAAGTAGATAGATGGTCCTCTAACACAGGATCAAGGACTCAACACAAGCAACGTAGTGTTCCCTCTAGAACTTCTCATGAGTCTAGAGAATTTGAAATAAGGAACAATGGTCTTATCATTAGACCAGACGGATCAGCACATAGTAAGGTAAGTGAGCCAATGCCAATAGAAGAAACAGGTTTAGGTCTTCCTATAGGCTTCAAGTGGTTCCGTTACGAAAGATTCAACGCGAAAGCGGTAAAGTGATGTTTACACTCTGTGATTCCTGTCACTCCAAACCCTCTATCTACATCATGTCCTTGATAGATGTAGAAGGTACCGATCCAGAGGATACCTTTGGACTGTGTGAGGATTGTCTTCCCTACCTCACTGGCCCGATCATTGTAAATAACAACAACAACATTTCCCAACCGAGATTGGAAGTGAAATGATAGATTCCCTAATCATCGGAACCGCCCTAGTTCTGGCCGGAACACTCGGCCTAACTGGATTGATAGTCAGCATCATTCCTTCTGTGGTGAGGCAGCAGAGGGAAATGCGTCATATCTGGGGCCGGATGTTCAGTGCCCTGTTGTGGATTCTGTGTGTTGGGATGGCTTTCCTGTTTGCTCTGGTAGAGGCCGCCGGACTCACCTTTCTTTGGATGGGGATATGAAAACTGTCTTCATTACCTGCTACGGAGTGAGGCGACCGATTACCTTTTGCGGTCGTATCAACATTGAGCGGGATGAGGTAGCGGATTGCTTTGTCCTATCTGGGTTTTCGCTGAACTATGGCGAGAAGCGTTACGACTTTTTCTGGGCTGATAGATTGGAGTTCGTGTAAAGTGGGTTAAGACACGGGTAAACCGTGGATTAAATAGCAGGTCGTGCTGCTAGCCTACCTTGGGAAAAGAAAAGGAGAAATGAGTATGCCGTCCACGGTGAAGGTGTTGATGACCTACTTCGGGAAGAAGGAAGGGCAGAGCTTGCCCGACTTTGCGGCGGAGCTGAAGGCTCTGTCGCCCGAGGAGAAGAAGGAACTGGCAGAAGGTGCTGCGAAGGAGTTGGGAGTGGAGTTGACCGAGTAGGATAGCCCAAGGGTGACGCCTACAAATCACCCGTTCAATACACTTAGTCTGGTGAGACTGAAGGAACGGGCAGTACGTAATCTCATCAGACTACAATCTACATGACGGTATCTAGTAGGTGTTGCAACCTACTGGAATAAATTGCTAGGACATTGCAATGTCCTTATGGCAGTAAACCGTTGGCAGGGTAGAGAGTGCAACCTCTCTGCCCTGTCAATTAATGCAGCTCGGCTTTAGCCGAACAGTGACAAGCCTGTGTAAATGCAGAGTCCTTTGTTGAGGCTAACTTCTATGAAACCCAACTTCCAGAAAACCCTACCCCGAATCCCTAAAGGAAGTGGGGTTACTGTTTACACTTCTGGGGTGACTAATTCCCCTAACCTTCATGAGCTTCCTAAAGCCTTACGGTCACATCGAGCCAAGATCATGGCGGCTTATAAGAAGATTCAATCAAGAAAGGTGAGTTTTCTATTATGAAACGCAGAAGGATTGAGTTTTCTAGGTCTAGTTCTAGGTCTAGGTCTGGGTCTAGGTCTGGGTCTTATAGGCCTAGGTCTTGGAGGTCTAGGTCTAGGTCTTGGTCTAGGTCTAGGTCTAGGTCTTGGTCTAGGTCTAGTTCTGGGTCTGGGTCTAGGTCTAGGTCTGGGTCTAGGTCTTCCTTCTAAAGTGTTGGGGAATCTAGGGCTAGGTCTAGGGTTGGGTCTTGGTCTTGGTCTAGGTCTGGGTCTTCTTGGTTTGAGGTCGTAGATAAAAAACGAGAGGTAAAAACATCATGCAGAAACTGATTATCGAACAGTCTGGTGAGGGGCTCGTGAAGTTGATGGGCGAAGTGGTCACACTCTTTTGTGTGAACTACTTCTGGACTGGAACACTGATTGGGGTGAACGAAACCTGTGTCCTTCTCCAAAATCCCCAGATCGTGTACGAAACCGGGGAGTGGAAGAAGGGAACCAATTGGCAAGATGCCCAGTCCCTGAACGTCCCGGAAATTTACGTCATGATCTCGGCAATCGAAGCCTTTGGAGTGATGACGGGCTCAAAGGGATAAACATGAAACGCAGAAGGATTGAGTTTTCTAGGTCTAGGTCTAGGTCTAGGTCTAGGTCTAGGTCTAGGTCTGGGTCTTGGCCGAGGTCTTGGTCTAGGTCTAGGTCTAGTTCTAGTTCTAG